GCTTCATCTCTGTTTCCCATACGGTTCGAGTAAACGCTGTTGGCAATTTTTCGAGGATTTTTTTCGTACTGCTTGGCAAACTCCAATGTAGGAAAGCGTTTAGGCCACAGCTTCATCAAAGTCTCTGCACGATAGTTCAGGTTCTCTTCCAAGATACGGAAGTTGCCACACTCATGTCCACATTGCCCAATAAAAGCAGCTTGCTGTCGTGGTGTGCTGATATTGAACCGTGAAAAGCATTCATTCAAAGCATCAACCCACTGTGGACCAATATGAAGTTTTGCTAGTTGTTCAGCGGTTACTGTCATTTACTTGGCTCCTGACTGCTTCATAGGCTGCGATGCAAGCGTTGAGTCTGTTGATGGCTTTGTCTCCTTCTGCTGCGATTTCAGCAATAAGGAGGAGAGTCTGTCTGTCAGATTCGCTTGCATCGGTTGAATTTCCGCTGGAAGTGGTGGAACCTGAACTCCCTTGTACGCAACTTGAGGAGCCGAGGCGCACCCTGCCAGCACGAATGGCAACGTCAAGATCAGTTTGTTTCTTAGTGACAACATCGTTAGCCTCTTTCAGTTGTGATGAAGTATTGTTTAAATCTTCAGCAAGTTTTTGCTCTTTTTGGCGAGCTTCACCGTTCAGCCTTGCAATCTCCAATTGCATCTCTTGATCTCTTTTCGCATAACCTGCATGGTGGGCGTAAAAGTAGACAAGAGAAGCGGCAGTGATAGCTCCAAGAATCATCCAAGGGTTTGGTAGTCTCATCATCGTTCACCTGCTCTGGCTGCTGCAATCTCTTCTCGTACATCATCAGATTCCAAATGTTCAGGTGGAGTTGTAGGTGGTGGTGGTGGAACCCAAGACTCATCCAATGCAGGATTGACCCATACAGGCAATGCACCTGATGGGTCAACAGGCTTTGGGGGCGTTGTATCTCCCTTTGGTGGCTCACTCTTAGGAGCCATAGACTGAGAAGCAGCCTGAATACCTTTACGGCTCATTACCCCACCGATACCTCCAACCACCAAAAGAACAATGTCGTTCAACATCTTGGTGTAGGCCATATCAATTGGAGCCATTGACTTGATCGGCTGGACCACGAATGTGACCGAGTACAGCAAAGCAATGACGATGAACGCCAAGATAAGCGTAACGACACCTACAACAAAACCCCAGACTAGGGTTTCAATCTCTTCAACGGTCCGATGACGCTGTGGGTTGTGCTGGTTCAAGTTTTTTCTCCAATACAGGGGCGACTAAATACTCGGGGCAAGTCTGCGTGAACAGACAGCGAGGCTTCTGACATTCCGCTAAGTTAAAGTTATCAGGATTCTGACAGGCATAGCGATAACGGTCTTCACAAGCCGTCAGACTACTCAAGATCAGGATTATCGCGGCGAGTCTTTTCACGTTTCTTTTCCTTCTCTTCCAAGCGCAGTACAAGTGCATCTACCTTTTTGATTTGAACATTGGTATGGACAATCGCAAATGACAAAATCATCAAGCAAACCAAGATGAGAGTCACTATCGTTACCCATAGCCAAAATTCCTTCATAGGGCGAAATACAGTCCAATCGTCTCCAGTAGTGCGAACACTACCACTGTTGCGTAAATTACTTTGGCGACCAGTATCTCTTTGCGGTGTTCTAGTTGCCATGCTGTATCACGCTCTCTCTTGAGTTTCAACTCACGAGCAACTTCCTGCTCCTCCAGAATTTCATCGTACTTAGCTAAGAACTCTTGGTACATTGCACCAAGACCAAGCTCCATCGGAGTCCCATAGATCATGGCCTGTTTGAGTTGCTTGTTCAACTCCTTCATCTGCCATTGCATCTCAATCCTGTCAATCGCACTATCGGCAACCTTCTCTGTCGTCAGAGCTTCCTCTTCGAGTTCTCGGCAGTGCGCTTTGAGATGACGGATGGCTTCGAAATAGACTTTAAGGTTTTCGCAGATTTCGTGGACGGCTCTGGCTTGGAACTCTTCGTAGCTGAGTTCTGGCTCTGGCTCTTTGCTTTTCTTTTTGGCTGCTGGCTTTGGAGCGGCTGCTTCGACTTTAGGTGTTGCTGCAACGCTTGTTCGAGCTTTGCTTGTGCCTGAAAAAAGTCCTGTAATCCAGCCCCAAATTCCAGTGACTTCTTTGAAGATGGCTTTAGCGTCTGCGACTCCACCTTCGACTTGCTTCTTAAACTTGCCAATTTCAGCCTTACCTTCTGAGAGCATTTGGCAACCAGCGCGGATTGCGCTGACAGCACTTTGTGCCATAAGAAGGAGACTGATTGGGTCCACATCACTTGTCTGCTTTACCGTCTAGCTTGTCAAAGATTTGCTTTAGCATCTCTTTGATTTCACGGGTATCTAGACGGTAGTCATCCTTTTGAACGTAGTCATGCGGCAGCGTCTTGAGTTCGTCCTCAAGACGTTGAATCTTTCGAGTCAAGCCGTTAAGTGTGTAGACAGCCAAGAAGCCAGCAACACTAACCACCAAATTGAAAAGTTGCTGGTTGTCCATGCTTTACTCTGGTTGTGTAGGCCAAGTTACTTCCCAAGGGAAGCCAGACTGAGATGGGACATCACGCAACGCTTGGCAATAGTCATCCCATGCCTGAGTTGTAGTCTGGTCACGGCGATAGCGCCAATCTGTTGCAGCCAGCTTGTCATCACGTTGCTTACGAACAGAAGTAGATTGCTCTGCATCTTTTGTTGCAATAGCTTCTGCGCTCATTTCAGCCACTGAATACTTGGTGTACCACTTACCATCAACCTGCTCAACACCATCAGCAAATGCTGTCTGATAGCGTGTAGGAGATGCTTGCTGACCTTCAAAGACTACATCACCACCTAGTTCGTTGATGAGAGCTTCAGTGAGTTGTTGTGGCAATGATGTGCTTGGAAATAGAGCGCGGAACTCTCCTTCATAAACCACTGCGCCTGTTGATTGAATACGAATTTGCATGATGTTGTCCTTATGCGATTGCCAAGAAAATATAGGTTGCTGCGTTTACGTTTACGTTAGTGGCAGAAAGCTGGTTGACCACGAAGCCAGAACTAGCAGTGTCAATTGTGTCGTCATTAGTTACCTCGACAGCTGTGCTGTTTAGACTCAAATGAGCGTCATCACCACTAACAATTCCACGAGCTGTATCCCAAACATACCAATCACCAGTGCTGTCAGTACGTTTAATTAGAATGAATCGAGCGCCAGCAGTGAACCCGCAGTTGATTGTTTGATTCGAACCGTTACCTGTGTAGCTACCTACTTTGGAAACACCTGCGCAAGTTGCAAACAAATAGGCAACGTATGTTTCGGCGCTGCCGTTTGTATTGTTTCCTGTGCCGACAGTAAACACTGAAGATGTTGGAGCAGTATCGTTCCAATATACAGAGTTTGTTTGAGATGCAAGGTCGTAATTTAATGTCAGACGACCAGTTGCACCAACTGTTGCAGAATATACGTTCCAATCAGTAGCAATACTTCTGCTTTTTAAAAGTATGAGTTCTGGCACTGCTTGCAAGTTATGCGATACAGTCCTTGCGCTTCCAGTACCCGTATAGCAAACCTCGTCAAAGAATGATGGCGCACGTCTGAAAAAGTAATCCGTAAAAGTAAAGGATGCTCCCATCAGCCAACTATCTTCAACATCAACAGTGGTTTGTTTGTCAAACTTCACCCAACCAGCATCGGTAGCTTCAGTGTTATAAATTGAATTTGATGTTGATAAAACTTTTGTGCCACCACGAAATCTATCCGTCACGAAAAATGGCAAGGAGCCAGCCGTCCTCGCTTTTGACAAAAACAAATCAGGCGTAATTCCTGCCGTTATTGTTGTTGGGTTTGCACCCGTACCTGAACGATAAATAGGCGTAAACACCTTAGTCGCATCAGTAGGCACTTTCATCGGGCCTTTGCGGATGGCGATGTAGATAAACTTATCTGACGAAGAACCCCAAGTAAGGTATCCAGCGTTTATTGAAAACCCAGTAGACGTTATGTTTATTGGATATGTTGAATCCGCTAAAGTTGTTTCAGCTTCACTAGTATTTGCAAGGAGTGTTTGCGCTGTGCTAAAAATACCAATGCCTCTCATTGTGTCCCAAACCCACCAATTACCACCAGCAGTAGCATTTTTCATTAGGATAAACTGAGGCTCATATCCCAATGTGACGTTGATTGGGCCGTCACCTGCTGCTGCTGTTCCATAACCACAGCTAATCACATTGTCTGCGCCAGTTAAGCCAAAGCCTCCTGCGTTATGGGCAAACAGGTAGGCAACGTAAGTAACGCCAGAATCGTTTAAATTATCCGTTACTGTAAATTCTGTAGCTGTTGGCGTTGTATTGTTCCAAATACCAGAAGCACTTGCAGCACTTGTTGTATTTAAATCAATTGCTTGAGTATTACCAAGAGAAAGATGATATGTTTTCCAACTTCCTGTTGTACTTGTTGCTTTAACAATCATGCAGCTCGGCACTGAACCAAGACTGTGCGCCACAGTTCTCGCTGTACCAGTACCCGTATAAGTCACAACATCAAAGAACTTAGCTTGCTCGCGGAATGTCCATGATGCAAGAGCATCATTATTTGTGTTTGTACCAGCGTTTAAAGTCGCGTCTACTGAAAAACCAGTGGTTGAAAAACCACCAATTACACCAGCACGATATGTGTTTGCAGTTGTTGCATTTGAGGCTAAATAGTTACCTTCGCCACGGACAGTATCAACCAAATAGTGTCCTATTGCGCTAGTTCTGTCTTTTACCCAAACTAAACCACCCTTTGTAGATAAATCAATACCATTAGTGATTGTTTGAGATGTACCGTTGCCCTTATAAAGCCAAGTCGAGAACACATCCTCGATGTAGTTGGCATCGCTGCTAACCTGTGAACCATTTGAACTAAACATTAGTTAATCCTTACAGGTAGTTCTGACCAGCATTTGAACCCCACCAGTACGTTCCATCACCAACAAAAACGAACTTATCGCCCTTGCTTGCAGTTGATGTAATCGTAGGAGCAGTACCAGCGGGCCACTTAACAGATGAAGGCCAAGTCACAGTGCGTGAACCTGTACCGTCTTGCTTTTGAAGCAATGTGAAACTTGTGCCAGCAGTTGCTGTTGGGAATGTGTATGTGCAGTTACCTGTCAATGTCAGGATTTGAACAGTACCGTTAGCCAAGTCAATCGTGTAAGCAGTTGACGTGTTTGCAGAAACAGTCTCTTCTGTGTAGCCGTTGGTAAACGTACCAGCTTGAATTGTTTTGTTTGTCAGCGTCTGTGAGCCTGTTGTGGTCACATCTCCAGTACCAGCGCCGATGGCTGTTACAAAATCAGCAGCAGACAATGCTGTGACTGTATTGTCTTCGTTGACACGCAAGTAACGAACTGCGCTTGGGTTTGTCAGCGTGAATACGGCTTGACCAACTGTTGTGCCTCCAAGGTTTGTACGAGCGCCACCAGCTGTGCCAGCACCAGTACCGCCTTTGGTTACCTTCAGATAAGGACCAGCATCAAACAAACCATCAATGGTGTCCAAGTCAGCATTGAGCTTAGTACCCCATGAGTCAGTTGACGCGCCAACTTCTGGCTTTGTCAGCGATAAGTTCGTGGTAGTTGTATCAGCCATTTTTCAATCCTCTTGTCTTTAAACTCTTGTCCAGATTTCAGGTGTGTCTTCAATCACAGTCCATGTCTCTGATGTATCTGCTTCATTTTCCCACTTCTTGCGAACAATCACAATCATAGAAGAACTATCACTTATCAGAGCAGAAGCCTTCTGGAGCCTGTTTGCTGTTGCTGTTGCATTGCTTTCTGCATCAATGGATGCAGAGGCAACAACGTCAAAAATAGCAGTTGCAGACGCAGAACTTTCGGCTTCGATTAGCGCAGATACGCCCTTTGTCGCGTATGAAACAGATTCTATCTGAGAAGAACTTTGAATAGACGCAGATGCTTCTCTGATTCTGATTGCACTTGCATATCTATTGCCAAACTGTCCTGAACCGTAGGAGCCTTGTCCGTACAAGGAACCAATTGACGTTGACGAAGATGATGCAGATGCTTCCTTGATTCTGTCTACGGAAGTGGAAACGAATAGACTCTCAACAACAACTGTTGCTTGAGCATCTATGGAGCCGATATTGTATTTACCAGCTCCGTATTTCCAACCGCCATAAACGCCCATATTAGGTCAAGGAGATGTCTAGGTCGCCAGCAGGGATACGCAAAACGTCACCAACTTCAATTGTTTTGCTCGTTGACAATGCCGCCCAAGCCAACATTGTTCCGCTTGTTGAAGCAGTGAACAAGGCGATGTGCGTGATTGTTCCCCAGTTTGCTGTTGTGTCAGTTGGGAATTCAATGGCAGAACTGTTTGTTGCAACAGTTGGGCTTGTTCCTGAAACTGAGAAGGCAGCAGAAATGCGCTCATATCCGTTGCCAGACACCTCAGTACCACCGCCAGTATCTGATGGGGCTGCTGTAAACAGACCGACATACCAAGCCGTGGGACGGGTTGCTGAGTTAGTTGTAAACAACCAATTCAGTACGAGATTCTCTGTGTAGTCGCTGAAAGATGACATCTTTAATCCTTATCCGAAAGTTCTTGCTCTTGCAATCAAAGCACCGCCTGAAGTTGCACCACGATCATCAGCAACTTGCAAGTCTTCCATTGCTGACGTATACAGCGTTGCCCATACTGATATTCTCGCATCATCCTTCAAGTATGGAGCAGCCTGTAACAACGAGCCATACAAGTAGACATCAGGAGCAGCAGTCAACAACCAGTTGGTGGTGTTGGTGTTTGATAACTTAGACAACTTTGCGTAGTAAGTGAGTTCAGCGTTGTACTCACCGTCTGCAATTGGAACGGTACGAATCTGACCGCCAACAATAGAAAAGAACCGTGGCTTGCTAGAAGATGGGAATTGAGCTTGCAGATTGTCTAAAGCGTCAATCGTCTCAAACTGCATTGGAGTCACTGGATTCGTTTGCAGCTTGAGAGATTTGACCTCAAGGAAGTCAGCAGGAACAGCACTGTATTCAGTGTCAATGGTTGCATCAGCACGAACAATCATCTGACGTGTACGCAACTTACGTTCAACTTGAGCTTCAGCCAAAGAGATGAAGTCAGGAACGGTTGCCGTCAAATCTGCTCGGTTAAGCCAATCTGCAACAGAAGTCTTTAACTCTGAATACGTTGAAAGTGCCATTAGGTTGCCTCTTTAGCCTTCTCCAAGTCACGCATCACCCAAGTGTGATCGTGCTTGAATTCAAATGTCCCAATGTGTCCGATTTCCTTCGACACATCGTGGTCTATGTATATTTTAAAGCCAGCAGCCTGTGCTTTGCGACAGAAGAAAATATCTTCGCCAATGTAGCCACGCTTGTCTGTTCTCCAAGGTGTTTCAAACCAAGGCTCTGACAATGACTCAAATACTTTGCGTGAGATGAGCATTACGCCCATGCCAATGGACTCGACCTCTTCCAAGCCTGTCGAATCTGGCATTGAGTAGACAAGTCCACCATCTAATCCACGAGCTGTTGGTCCTGTTGGCATCCTGCGGCGAGCGCAGTTGGTAGCCACAATATCTTTGTCATGCGCCAGCAAACGACCAACCATGTCTTGTGGGAAGGTCATATCTGAGTCAATGAACAAAACGTGAGTGCAGTCCTCACGCATTGCTTCAAGGCACAGGTCTGCGCGTTGATTTTGAATCAATGTGCCTTGATTGATTTTTAGGCAGATTGCGTCAGGAGTGTTGAGTGTGTGGTACGCCACCATATTGACCAAGCAGAACGTGAAGTTCGCGTGGACCATATCTCTTGCTGGTGTGCATACTGCGATGTATTTAACGGTTTCTTGTGTCATTTTTTATACTTGTCCTTCTTTCACGCGAAAGAATCGGTTATCTGGGTCATTAAGCCAACGCTTCATATACGCATCATCATCTAGTTTTCCTTGAGCTTTAAGCTCATAGTAAACAGACAATGGGATACGAGCAACGTGATGGAACTCACCTTTCCAGCCATTGTTGTCTGACTGAGTTAAATCCATCTTGTTCATCTCAATGATGGGCTTTACGTCTTGAACTGTCTCAATCGTTGCCTCATCTTTTTCGGCATCGTAATGCCAGACTTTTTTGATGCCTGTGTAGTCATCGTAGTCAAAGAGTCGTGATTCATTCATATGTAAAAAAAGGGACGGATTGCTCCGTCCCTTTCCTTGGTTTGATTAAGAAGTAATCAAGTCAGCAGCCAAGCCCATGCCGTTCTCAGCCAACACTTTGTGACCCCACTCAACGATCAGCATACGCTTCTCAGCGTCACCTGTCTTGGCGAGTTCAACTTGTTGGTAAGGACGCAGAGTCGTCATCTTAGCCATGTCAGGGTCAATCACCCATGCGTCACGCTCGCGCTGGAAGCGGTTAGCGATAACTTGCACGTTGCCGAAGTCAGACACATAGATGTCAACAGCGCCAACCAAAGTCGCTGGCTTTGCGCCACCGTCAATGTTGAAACGGCTTGATGCGATACCAGAGAAGCCAGACACGCGCTGCTTGTTCACTGGACCAACCATCAACATCTTTGGTGTACCACCAGCAGACCACACCTTTTGGATGACGTTCTTCAAGATGGTTTCTGTGAATGTACGGACGTTGCCATCAGTACGAGCGCTGTTAGGCAAAGTGGTGTAGTCAGGGTTTGCACCGTTGGTCTGCATATCCACGTTGGTCTTCACGAAAGCACCCAAAGAAGCAGTGCCACGAGCAGTTGTGCTGTTACCAGCAGCTGCGATAGCACCGTTCAACATGGTGAATTCTTGGTCACGCTTCAACTCAGAACCGCGCTTGGCGATCTGGTAAGCCAATTCAGACTTACGACCAGCTTTGTTAACAGTCTCTTCAGTAGCAGACAACACGATTGTCTTGCGGCTGATCTGAGCGTAGTTTTGCATACGCACAGTTGCTGTCACAGCGTCAAAAGAAGTGATGTCATCGCCTTCCAACTGCTTGTTAGCAGCAGCAGAAGCCAATGCGTCAGTCTGCCACTCGTACAACGAGTTGCTGACAGACTCACGACCAATGTTGCTCATGTAAGGAGTTTCTTCGGGCGAGATGTTGGTGATGACGTTGCTCAGGTCTTCACGGATGCCTTTGGCATCAAAGGTGGTAAAGGTGTTAGTTACGATAGCCATTTAAGTGCCTCATTTCAAAAGAAGTTCAATTGCTTTAGCCGCATCATCGACACGACCAGTTTTTGCAAGACGCTGTTTTGCGCGAGTACCTTCAGTTGTTGGAGAGACCCGACCAGCAGCACTAGGCTTTACTGGACGTGGACCGTTGTTGACTACGGGTTTGATGTCCTTACGCTTGGACACCATCTGGTCATACAACGCTGCTTTACGCAACGTGACGACAGCCCTATGGTCAAAAACATTCTTGAGTTCATCTTCAGAGTAACCGACCTTCTGTCCAAACTCGATTAACAAAGCCTTTTCAGCCTTTGCTTTTTTCTCGTCTTTCCATTCAGGCACAGCTTGAATGAGTGCAGCTTGCTGTTGTGCAAGTGTTGCCTTCATTTCCTCTGCTTGTTGTTGCGCAGTAAGCTGAGAAAGTCGCTGCTGTTCGGATTGAATAGCTGCTTTTTTCTCTTGCTTGTCACGCACTAACTCGCGCTGGCGTACCCATTCAATGGGGTCTTCTGCGTAAAGACGGTCCCAATCAATAGCTTGCTCACCAGCCGACTCAAGTTGCTGTTGCAACGCTCCCAATAACTGAGCGTACTGTTCACGCTCGGCACGAATAGCAGCAGTTTCAGCTTCAACCGCTTTACGGGCTTCAGCGATCTGTTGCGTCTTTCGTGTGTAGTCTTGGGTCCTGCTGTAACCTTGTTGAAGTTCGTCCAACGTCACTTCGACTTCTTTGCCGTCAACTTTGACGGTGAAGACTTGTGGTTGTTCCTCTTCATCGGTTTCATCAGAATCTTCCGACTGTTCATCTGTCGTTTCATCACTAGACTCTTCGTCTTGCGTATCTAGCTCTTCATCAACAGATGCCGCGCCATCCTCATCGGATGACAACTGCGCCTCGTCTACTTCTTCGGCTTGTCCCTCTTCGGGGCCAAATAATTGAGCGAGTGCATTGGACGCTTCGTCCACTGACATTGGACCTGCGGGGATGCTCCCTGTTGGGTTGGCGGTTCCGTCTGACATTTCCAAATTCCTTTATACCAATGATTTTTGAACGCGCTCAATCTGGCGCTGTGCAATCTTGCCGTTATCCATGATCTTGTTGATCTGGTTACGGAACTGCTCAACGGCCTGAATCATGTGCCACGCGCTCTCTCTTTTCACGGTGTCCTCTGGCTTCGTAGATTTCCAAAGCCAGACGGCATCGTTCTCCATTTGCAGCAAAGCTGCTGAGAAGGCTTCGTCTTGAATCAGACTCTCGGCCTTCTTTCCTTTTCGGACAGTTTCTTGGTTTTCGCTCACTTAGACCATTCCTTGTGGGTTGATGGGTTGCATAGGCTCTTGCATCTGAGGCTGTGCTTGTTGCACTGCGTTCTGAACAATTGCCGATTGCTCTTGGACAATCTGTCGGTTTACATTCTGCTCTGCCACGATTTGGGCAGTGCTGATCTGTGTTTTGTACTTTAACTCAAGTTCGTATTGTTTAAGTAGTCGATCTTGATTCATTTGATCTCTGCGGAAATCATCATCCATCACCATTTGTTGACGCTTCAGCTCTAGTTCCGCTGCTTTCTTTTGAATGTCAGCTTGGATGGACTGAGCCTGAACTTGAGCCAAGACCTCTTCTGGCGATGGCTTTGGCTGTGGCTTTGCTGGCGCTTTCCAATCATCTGGCAAGTCATTGATAAAGCTGGATGCGTCCTTAAAACCAGACAATTCAACCATCTTGCGCAATGTACGGACATACTGTTGTGGAGAAACAACAGGATTTTCCAAGCCGTATTGGTTGATGATCGACTCTTGTTTTGCCGCGAATTGAGCCAAAGCAGCCAGCTTCTCGTTGGTGTCGCCATTGCCCAAACCGATATTCACAGACACGTCCATTGACGTATCCCATGCGCGTGGGTCAATCTGCACCCACTCATTGCGCAGACGAATCATGCGAGCCTTGTCCTGATGTGTCACCGTCAAAAACAAAATCTTCTTGAACAGCGTCTTCACGCCTTCAGCCAGCAAACGAGAAGTCAGCTCAATACGGCCTTGCGATGCGCTGATGGTGGCAGCGACAGCAGCACGAGTCGAAGACTGCAAAGCGTCAGCGTTCAAGCCCATTGCGGCTTTGGACATACCAGTACGGTCTTCCTTGATGCTGTCAACATAGTCAAGCATTGGGAAAGCAGCTTGTCCAACAAACGGCTGTGCGAATGTCTGCACCATGTTTGGCGCTCGCATACGGATAACAGCGCCTGTCTCGTTATTCAGCACATCGTCAATATTGACTTGACCTTCAACAATGGCAGTGCGTGGATGGATAGACTGAGCCAGCGAATCCAGCGTATTACGCAAAATCTCAGACTTGATCTCTTGGATGTCGTGCGTGATGTCAAAGATAGAACCAGCTTCCAATGGGGAAGTGTGAGGCTCTGGGTCGCATGGGAAAGCCACAAATGGAATGTAAGCAGACGGTAAGTTGCGCTTGACTTCGTAGCTTGGACCCATTGTGCAAATCTTGCGCAACTCAGGGATGCCGTCACCGTCAAAGTCAACACGGACATAAACCTCGCAATACAGGACTGTGCGCTGCATTGGGTTTGCGCTCTGGTCCGTGAACTGCTGGTTGTTCAAAGCGTGACGGGCCAAGACTTCCTCGTTGTCAGCCAAGTCAGATGAGCCAACGTGTTCCATCACCTCGTCTTCATCGTAGCCAATGGCAATCAACTCAGCCACGGTTGCCATCTTGCGGCGACCAATGATTGGAGCGTTCTCAAAGTCCAAAGCCTGACGCGACAAGATCAACTCTTCAGGGGCGACATCGCTGATACGGATACGACCATCTTTGACGATTCGGCGCATCTCAACGTCATGCAGCATCTGAACTGGTGGCTCAATGACTTGACCAGACACAGGGTCAACCTGCGTTGGCATTGACATCATTGCGTCTTCATCTGGGTAAGACACAACGATCTTGAACTCTGCATCACCCTCTTGCATTAAAAGCTGCAATGTCTGGTCATCAAGGCCAGAATACTGCTCAATGCGCACCTCTTCTGTCTCTTCCCAGACGGCTTCCATAATGCCGCACTTACGAGCCAAAGCATCCTTGAAGGTTGCATAGGCAGTCATAAAGCCATTGTTGTCAGACGAGAACACATAGTTCGCGTAGTCTGTGGCTTGCTGTGCGTTCTTTACGTCTTCAGGACCACGGGGTACAAACTCGACCACGTTCTCGCTGCTGAAAAACACACGCATCAAAGAAGGCATCATTGCAGAGATCGTGTCACGGGTCTCCATAGCAACAACTTGCGAACGGCCTTCCTCTTCATTACCAAAAGGGTCGCCACGGTAGTAGCGGGTTGCCATCGCACGAATAGGCGACAAGTCAGAATCAATGTAGTCAATCGCGTCTTTGATCTCAAGACCGATCATTGCTGAGAGTTCACCGTCATCCATAGGCTGATGCTCGGCTTCCTCTTCCTTCATCTCTTCAGGGTCTTTGGACTCCATCATGTCTTCGATCTGCTCTTTAGCCTTGTTGAGCAAAGCACTTGTTGTCTCAGACTCAAACTCGTATGGAACTTTCATTTTTTGCCCTTTTGCAATATGACGTACATGGAGTCCACCGCCCGTGGAGTCCTCAAAATCTCATCTTGTGGCAATTTTAGACTTTCCCCGACCTTTGAGAGCGTGAACTCCAGACGTGTCACATGGAAACGATCTTCCCAACCTAAGTACCAATGCCAATCCGTGTAATACAACCAAGACTTCTCATTGAAGGCTCGGACGTGGGTGGGGTCCTGCCAAGCGCCATACGACAAGTCATACGGAACATGGATGCGCATCTCGCCACCCTCCTTCAGCAAGTCCTTGCAATTGGTCATCGCCTTGACCAGATCAGGGACGTGTTCAAGGATGTCATTCGCCAAGATAACGTCAAACATCCCATGCTTGACTCGGAAGTCGCCTTTACGGGTCACCAGCAAAGAACCCCAGTGAACGTCCTGAATGTCTAGACACCAATCAGATTTGATTCGGCGCTGGATGTCTGCGTTGATGCAGTCCTCACGCCAATCCTTGCCACTACCTAAATTAAGAACCAAAGAACTGTTCGACATACTGTGGACGGTTTTCCTGTATCCAAGGCATAGCCTCAAGGGTTAATTTTTGAGCGTTTAAGCCAATCGTCTGGCTTCCAACGTGGTGAACATACGCAGTTGAAACGTAATGTGAGTAGCCCTTGGCAGACATATCCAAGCAGGAAACGTCATCCGAATACCAGTTCAACGGTCCAAACCGACCGTGGTTCCAAGCATCACGCGAGACATAAGCAAAGATTGGACTGACTACGTTCGCAGGACGGATGAAGTTCTCAGAGTGGTACTTCATCATGTTTATTTGTTCGTTTTCAGGATTGAGCCTGATGTTCTGGCAAGCACGAACAGCATCGCTACGAGCAGCAACCCACCCAACCGAAGGCTCCAAAGAACGGATAACTTCAACGTCTTCAAGTAATTTGGCATAGCTGGTGGGGGTAAGAACAACATCGTCATTGCAGACAATGCAAGACGTGTGGTACTTCAAGGCATCGTCAATGATCTCGTTGTAGTCATCGCCAAAGTTACGCGCCTCGCCAACCATAATTCGGCAGTTCTCATAACCACCGACTACGGACTCAGGGCCGCGAAGATAGACAAACGCTTCTGGCGCGTATTGCTTAATGGATTCCAGCAGTACAGGCAAACCCTTGCCGTGTACTGTGGAGATACAGATTGGAATCACTTTTTGGCTTTATTCTTAGCTGTACGCTGACCGCGCATAGGCATCTTGGCTTCGGACATTGCAATGGCAATCGCCTGTTTCGGGTTCTTAACAACCTTGCCGCCCTTGCCTGAGTGCAATGTCTTGTCCTTGTATTCGCCCATGACCTTGCCAATTTTCTTAGCTGCTTCGGAAATCTTCATAGCTCACCCCTTCAAAGTTAATGGAATAGATTAATTATGCAACCCGCGATACGTTTCGTTTCAGCGGTTTTGACCACTGCTGCGCGGTATTTGCACCGAACATACCGATGGCAGCATCTGAGGCAAACGTCAAGACAAACGAGTCACCCTTGTCAGGTGAACGTAATCCGCGCTTGCGGATGTCATCCTTGGACTCAATCTGAATCTTGCCGTTTGACGTAAAGAAGTAACGCACAGTCGCCAACTCAGCCACAAGCTCCTCATCCAATGGGATGCGGCAGTCACGAGCCTCGAACCACTGCTTGCACTTGTACCAAAGTTCGGCTCGCAGATTCTTGTAAGTCGTACCCATCGCAGGTGACTCTGATACGTTGATGCCGCGAACAGGCAAACCCAATTCACGCAGTCGGTCAACCACGCCAGCACCCAAGCCAATCGAGTCAACCAAAATCTCATGGGGGCGCTGAGAAGACGGCAGCGCCTCCCACTCAGCAACCACAGCACCAGTAAGCTGCATCAGGTCTAAGTTTTTCCAAGTCTTGGTCGGCTCAATCAATGCATTACCCTGACGCTTGGACAAGGCCGATCGGTCACCACCAAAACGAGCAACGTCCAAACCCCAGATCAGCTTGGCGTGTTGCGAAGTCTCAACATCTCGGTGTTTAGCCAGCTCCAGCAGCTCCATCGGGATGATCGTGTCGTCATCAGAACGGGGAAATTCGCCAAGGACGCGAATCCGATAAGCGTTGGATTCCTCGCCATACCGAGCTTTCATCTCCTCGACATAAGCGTCACTCACCCGTGGAGAGTCCACGCAGGACACCTTCATCGTCACCCAATCATTGGCTAGACGGTTATGGGTGTCGTAAAAGAATCCAGATGATCGGACAGGGTTACCCAAAAGCAGGGTCACAGCATTGTGTCCAGACATAGAGCCAGCCGCAGCCTCGAACACCTGCTCTGGGATACCCGATGCCTCATCAGCAATCAGCATCACGTTGTCAGAGTGAACGCCTTGCAAGGCTTCAGGCTGTTCGGCGCGGGATGTACGCGCTGACACGAAGGCTTCGGTTGCAGCCTCCTTCACCTCAATACGGTCTTGCTTGACTTCAAGCATATCCCTCAAAGTAGGTGGCAGCTCTTTCACCCACCGCTTCAGTTCCGCGAAAAGAGCGTCATACAACTGGCTGGACGTGGGGGCTGTCACCACCACCTTGACGGGGTAACGTAAAAGTAAATACCAAATAATGGCCCACGAAGCACCTGTGGACTTGCCAACACCGTGGCCTGAACGGACAGAGATTCGGCGTTCGCCTTTTGCGATGTGATTAAGCATCACCTCTTGCCAAGTGTCAGGGGTGGTGTTCAAGACCTCCTTGACGAATAGGACAGGATTGTTTCGGTATCTGGCTGTGAAGGCCACGAACGGATTGTTGGCAATCTTCTCGTCCAGCTTTTTGGCCGCGTTGTCCACCAGCTCCTGTGTATCAACGTGCAGTTTCTTGGGTGTTGATTTTGTAGTCATGTTCGGATTGTGCCGCATTTTTTTTAAATTTTTTGGACGGACTCTTTAATGAGTAGGGGGGTGGGGGTGTTGGGTAGTGATAATTTTTTTTCGGGATGTGTGTGGAGTTGCCAATGTACAGCCACCCCGCCGACACGCCACCCATGGGGGGCTACGAGCGGCAGCTCTGGCACGATTCCTGCCTGAATCCAGACTGAATACTTTATCACTCAGCCACTTTATACAATGTCCATTATGTAAAGTTATTTCAGCGTTATCCACAGCTCATACACGCAATCCGTTGCATCGCTACAACAAAGCATATGAACTGTGGACAACTTGAACAACTTAGCTCAGTTTGTCTGTGGGTAACTCAGCCTCGATCACCTCGCCATGTCGCAGCGCATCGAGCCGCAAGTTAGCCAGATTGACCGTAACGCTTGGCATCTTGTTCTGCGCATACGCTGCTGGATTCCAGCGTTCAGCCACCCATTGGCGCGTTTGGACGCGCAAACGGGCTTTATTAACCTCTTCTATCTCAGTTTCGTCAGCGATCTCAATCGTTTCGGTTACAAGGTTATCGGCTGCCCTCGCACGTGTACGCGAGAGGAAGCCCTCCTGCGCTGGCAGATCAAGCCAAGCATCAAGCGCTCGCCTACTCACGCCAAGCTGCATACAGATGCGAGAAACGCTACGACCAGCCTCGAACAATGCCTGAATCTGCTCCTTCGGAACCGTGTCAAGCAAAGCCAAGTCTGCTTTTTGTTTTGGACGACCAGCCATTTAAACCTCCTAGAATCAATTATTAACACACATGGCTACCTAGCCATGTCCAACCCATTTAAACTCGTTTAAAGCGCCTTCTGTTTCGTTTTAGAGCCATACACAGCCGTGTCGAACACTTTAGCCATACGAGAACCCTCCAAAACACCATTATCGGACGGCATATCGTCCAAGCCAGTAGCTCCACCCTCTGGAAACTTATTGGCTGGCTTGTCCAGCCGTACCATCTGAGCTTGTGGATGTAAGCGCTTCAAAGCCATAGTTTCCTTGACCACTTCAGCGTTCATCACTAGCTCAAGCTCCTCCATGCACCAGATGTGTCTACGCTCATCGTGACCCATGAACTGGTCAAAGTGCAGCGCATCCTCGTAAGTCTCAACCACAACCATGATTGAGCCGTCCTGCATCTGATACTGGCAATGCTTAACCTCGGGCACTTGTCTCACGCCAGATGTAACAGCCCACTGCTCCAATGCAGCATATGCCTTTTTCATCCCATCGACTGCCTTTGTCAGTCTTACCTCATCCCTCATCTTCTGTGCAGCGTAGATTCTTTCCGACTGCATCCAGAACTTGGTTCGGAACTCTTCATCCACCAAACCAATCAATCTACTGATACCCCACTTCTTTTCGTGCGCTTGTTGTACGTTAAGAAGTTCAATCAACTTACTTCGCATAAACAACTCAAACGGGTCCGCTGGAATACTCGGCTGCTCAACCTTCTTTTTTACGTTCCTTGTTGCCATAAATCTCTCCTTACACTTTTCTTACAGAAAGTCCACATTTCGGTTGCCACATGGTCCACATATGGGTGTGTCTTATAGACCCACACCCCATATGTAGACCTTTTTGTGGTCTACAAATGGAGTCGCAAATGTAGACCATATGTAGACCATATGTAGACCGTTACTTGAATGGAATGACCTTCCGATCGACTTCACCTGAACCGTCATGGTCCTCAAATATTGCCCAACACCAATCCGCATGGACTGCAACTTTCTCTGCTTCAACCAGTTGCGTCTTTACCCGCCACCAGAGTTTCTTGAAAGTATCTGCATCCGTATCGCTACCCATTGATGCCTTGAACTCATCGCGCCACTGGTCCACCTTGATCGACTTGTTACGCATACCGTTGATGTTCTCCATCATCCCGAACTTCTTAATGGCTGCATGGAGTGCGCGTAATGCGTTGGAATTGTTAGTTCCCAAGCCTGTTCTCTTTGGTGGTTGTGACGCTTCCTTGCGACCTTGGTTCACGTTCATCTCGTTATCCACTTCCACGGCTAAAGATGACACGTTATCAAACCCCAAAAGTGTTGTGGATAACTCCACCGTAATCATCTGGAAACCGTACCTTTGACCGTCCTCACCGTCCTTTTGTTTGCTGATGTGCAGGATTCCTTTTGGCGCGTCCTCGATTCTTATGATCTCCAATTCCGTGTCAACTGCACCTAGTAAGCTGCTGTGACCTCGTAGACCTTTGGTGGCATCCTTACCAGCGTGGTGAACAACTAGGAGTGCGCAGTTGTATCTTCCTTGGATTGCGCCAGCCGCTGTGATGAAGGCTCCCATGTCTTCACTCGCGTTCTCATTGCCACCGCCAAAGGCTCTGGCTAGTGTGTCGATGACTACAAGTTCAAACTGGATGTCGTGCGTTGCTTGGATGTCATCCACGGCTTGAATTAGGTCTTGGATGTCCGTGGCGCTGCTTCGTAGGTTGATTTGCTTGCGTAAAAAGAACACTGGCGCACCTGCTGGTGTGTTGTGATGCTTTTTCATGGCCTTGATACGCGCACCGATACCGCCGTGACCTTCACCCGCAATGTACAGAACCGCACCTTGATGCTTGACTTCTTTAGTCAGGAATTCCCTGCCCGTGGCAATGCACTCAGCAATGTCCAATGCCACGAATGACTTGAAGCTCGCTGGTGGCGCGTACAGCGCAACAAACGCCTTCTTTGGGATGACACCTTCGATTAGCCACTCCACAGGCTCATCATCAATGTCGTCCAACTGCTCAATCTTGAAGGGTTGGCGTTGGATACTTAAATTCGTGGGTTGTAAACTTAACTCTGGTGCTTCTGTTGCTTTTTCCTCTGCCTCGCTGAAGCGTTCAGGAATCGTTACATCATCCTCTGATGCGATCTTGTCCGTCATCTTTGTCAGAGTTGCCAAGTGCTGCTTGTCGTAGCCGTAGCGATAAACAAACTCGTAAGCATCTTCCTTGATGTCGTCCACGGGCAAGTCCACCACTCGGATGCTGTTCGTCACGTTCTTTAACGCTTTGACGGCTTTTCTCGCGTACTCCCAACCCACCTTGTCGTTGTCTGGCAGGATGACCACGTTAAGACCAGCGAAATACTGGATTGCGTCTTCTGGGAAGCTGGATGCTCCTTGATGCGTACAGGTTGCCACCACCCCGATTTGATTCAACGCATCTGCCGCCTTCTCGCCTTCCGTCAGGAATACTGTTCTACCAGCTTGCCTCGCCAACTCTACCTCAGGCAAGTTGTATGGGACGATCTTTGCGCCAGTGATAGACATATGACGCTTGCCATGCTCGTCCACCCTGATCTGCTTGTACGTCTTACCCTTGGAGTCGTTGGTCTTGTAACGCTGCTTGATGAACAGCGTCACACCGTCCTCGTCCGTGTAGTGCCACTCGTTTTCTAGTGTCGGTGCTTCAAATGGCTTGATAGATGCCAGCAGTTCAGCGCGTGGCTCCAAGTCTGGCAATAGTCCATAGTCCCTGACGGCTGCAAACACATCGTGCTGCTCGCACCCACCGTGACACTTAAACAGAGGCTTACCGTCTTGACCGTCAGTGATTGAAAGGCTTGGATTCTTGTCCCCGTTTCCTTGCCCGTGAGTTGGCAGTGGGCAACTCGCCAGCCAACTTCCGTTGACCTTTTTAGCGTTGCCTAGCGCCTTTGCTATTTGTTCGGCTTGCATTTATGTTGATGCCTTTCCGATTTCGGCTGCTGCTCTTACGATTGCTCGGCGCATCTCTGCATACTTATCTTCACGTTTGTGAGAAAAGTGCATATCAAACAATTCCATGTTTTCCCAAAACAAATCTAACTTCACAGCCAAACGCAGCGCCTGACCATCATCCATCAATGGATTCCATTGCCACAACATACCGTCATCGCTTTTCCACTCATAAGCGTCATCTGATATTTTGCGGTTAAAGAAAAACCCATAATCAGCCGCCTTTGCAGCTAGTTCTAGCAGTTCTTTATCTGTCATAGTCTGCATCCCATTCTTCTTCTAATGTTTCAATACGTTGCTCCAATTCATAGACCCTTTGAGCCAATGCAATTACGAGCAACTCCAAAAATTCTTCGTTTAGTATTTTCATAGAGACAAAAAAACGGGACCGCCGTTAAGCAGCCCCGTCTTTTCATTGATGTCAGAACATCTCGTCTTCTTCAACAGCCTGAGCCATTGCTGACTTCGGTGCTGGCGCTGCTTGTGCAACAGTTCCTGTTGACGTGAACTGCTGCTCACCGTCATCCTGTGCTTGCACAGAGTCCATACCAGCAGGACGTTCAATCCAGCTCACGATGTTAAAAGCTGGTACACGGGTTGTGCCTTTACCAATCTTCTCCAACTTCGCGCCTGTGTACTCAATCACGGGCAGCTTGCCAGCGTTAGCTGCGCGTTGAGCTGACACTGCGTTGTAGAGTGCTTCGAGTCCCATGTTAGGACCGACACCGTTAGATGACCACTCGACTAAGCCCATCTCTTTGTTGTAGAACTTAACCAAGAAGCCGCGCTTATGGTCTGGTGAAGGCTGCTTACCCTTCTGACCCAAGGCTGCATCAGGCAACCATTCGCGCTGACCAGTAACGAGCAACAGCCAACCTGTTTGCACGTTGTCGCAATCAAACACGACCTTCTTGAGTTGGATTTCGCCTTCGCTGTTTGTCCATGCGTTAGCTTGTGGAGAGAAGCGGATGTAGTTGCCACCGCCAGATGATGAGGAGAGATTAAGCATTTGCTTTTTGCCTTTCAGAGTTATGAGTCAAACGACTCGGGGGTTTGGATTATTGCGCAAGTCCAACAGCTCTTGCAAGCGTCAGTCCCGAAGATTCTTTTTTAGTGATGTCATCAAGCAACGCTTTGTCGTCTTTAGACAACAACTTACTGGCTTCTGACGGGCTAATCATTGACTGCACATAGATTTGTTTCGTGGTCAACCCTGCTTGCAGTAAGACTGCGTAAGCCTTTTCCTCGTCAGCCCACTTACGCAATGCGCGTTTGGGTTGCATCTGCCAGCCACGAATGATTGCACCTGACTCCAGACGATCTGTTGCGTACTTACGCAGTGCCTTGATGTAGTCCTCCACCACGTCAACCTTTGCAAGCATTGCTGCCAGCTCGTCTTCGGTCATCGTGTGCATTGCTGGCTGCGCTGCTACTTCGTTGAATGTCTCAACGTGCGCAGGACAGGTTGCTTTAGCTGGACACCACTGACAGGCTTTCTCTGTTGGCGTTGGTGTTGTTGAGCCTTCAGCAATTGCCACCAATGCTGGTGTCAAATTCTGCAACGTCCACGCATTGAGTTCCTTGAATGTCATCTTGTGTGTGCGTGGCTCTCCATGATGCGGTTGGATAATTGCCAGCTCAATATTCTTGAACTCTTCTTTTAGTGAACGCATCGCGCCAATGGCGTAAATCTTCATCTGGTCCGAGTCAGCATCAACATATCCGCGACCCGTCTTCAGGTCAGCAATGACCAGCGTGTCTTTTTCTACGCTGTACGCCATCACGTCAGCAGTGCCGCCAAGATTGATCTTGTCCGACTCGTATGCTGTGACGTATTGCTCTACCTTCATGTTGCCTAAGCGCAGCTCCAAATCCCTGATGTGATTGACGTGCTGCTGCGCGAAGTCTGCATTGGCTGATGTGATGGTGATGCCTTCAACTTCCTTGCCGATGAAGTCCACTGGAGACATCCCCGTCAAGATGCAAGTCTCAGCAACAGCGTGGATAGCTGTGCCGATCTGCGCTGCTTCTCCTGCTGGTTGGTACGGGATGCCTTCGCACAGCTTGACGGATGCAGGGCAGTTAATCCAGCGTGATGCTGCTGATGGTCTTAGTTTTATTTTCATGGTTTCACTTTCTGTTGTATGAATTTGTATCTTGCTCACGCTCATGGCTGAACAGGTTGTAGATTGCTGCGCGTATCTCATGCGGCACTGCCCAACCGCATACATCAGGGTTCAACATATCTTGCAGGATGTTGTTACGCGCTGTGAGTTGCGTCTGTGTCTTCATCAGCTCAGAGCCAAGCCAGACAATGTGTTCGCGCATCACTTCGGTTTCTGATTTGTTGTCGGTCATAACTTGCTTCCGTAATAAGCCATCATGGTTGCGTCTGCTCTGCCAGAGTCCTTGACACGAGCAAACTGCTGTTGGTGATCTGGATGCAGCTCCATGCAGCGATGACGGATTGCGTCCTTGCCTTTGCCGCAAGCAGTTGCCTTCATCCACGCTTGTGGTGTGACGAATGTGATTGGCACTGACAGCGCAGACAGTGCGCCTTCAATCAATCCAGCAGCACGACCAAACGCAAACATTGATGTCACGCCTTGGTTTGGCATTGCTCCAACCTTCTCCACGATGGCATGAGTTGGATTCAATTCTTTGATGGCAGCAGCCACACCTTGCGCAGAGATGTGATTCTTTTTCTTGCCACCGCGAATGACCTCAACGCAAGGCATATCAATGACGCGCTCAAACTTGCCGTCAACGTACAGCGAGAACGCGCCTTGAGCGCCAATGTCAACACCCATGATGCGAATCATGCTGCACCCTTGGTGAGCGTATCAATGCGCGTTGCAATGAGCCTGTCCAGAGCTTGCTTGAGCTTGTCCACGGATGACACCAATGGAACTGTCTTGCCTGAAATCCAACGAGAGACTTGGGCTTGGTCAAGACCAGCCTCACGGCTGACCTCTGCCATGTTGAAGCCAGCAGCAAAAGCTCGTTGCTTGATGTCTGTGATGTATGTAGATGTGTTCATGTGCAGTATGTTAACATGAACTTGACTATGTAATCACATGGCAAAAAAAGGGTGACAGCGTTAACCGTCACCCTATCAAATGGCAACTGCATGGAGGAGAGCCACGCAGTAAGGCTGGAGAAACCGACCAGCCGACTAGGATTTTAGGGATTTGTTGCTCAGATGTAACACTTCTGCAAATAGTTTGAATAAAGTGCTTGATGACTACCTAATCAAGTGTGCTATGATTCACTCATCAACAAACCTAGCTAACAGGAGCAAACGAAATGCGAGTAACTCATCTAAACAAAAGCGGAAGCGGTTTTACATCAAAGACTGCTTGTGGTCGCGGACTATTACGCACACCAATTTCAGTGAACTGGACTGAATTTAAATCAGAGTCAGTTCAATATCGTTGCATCAAATGTGCAGCCAGCAAACAGTTTGAAGTTAATCAGCGCATGGACGCTAAGAACCAAATCAGCAACTAAGGACACCACCATGAAACTCAACGACACAACCCGCACCTACCCACGCACTATGCAGGAAGCCTACCCAAACACAGTCTCAGCGATTGAGTCTCGTGTCCGTTGGGAATGGATGGAAGGTCATAGCTCTGATGCTGCACAACAGGCAGAGTTCTGGGTTTACATCACGCTGGCCTTTGCTGCTGGTTTCTTGGTTTGCCATCTGTTTGCCTAATGCTATTTGGAGAGGAACAATTTATGTCCGAGCAACTACAAAACGACATTGACGCAATCGTGACCGACTTCATTCGCCGCTCTGGTGGCAAGGTTGGCGTGATTCGTCCTGATGAATTAGCCACCATGATTCGTGAAGCAGCCAGCCGTGGCGCAATGTGCGGATGGCTTGGTGGTGTGAAGCAGGAGCGTGAACACTCACGAGGCAAACAATTACAGGAGCAAAAGTTATGAACACAGTAGACCCGTTAGAGATCATCCGCGACCTGACCGAATCATTGCGCTCATTGTCTAAAGAACTTCAAGCATATGAACAAGAAGTCGAGTCATTGCGTGATCGCGTCAAAGAACTTGAGATGGACTTGATGGAGAAGTCTCAGTGAGCAAACCGCGCAAAAAGTACAAGCCAAAAGGTGTTCGCCTTGACGCTGTTCAATGGGTCATCAATGGATTTAAAAACATCAGCGAGACAGGCAACGCTGTGCTGCACTTAAAGATTAAGAACCACGAGTCTCTTGAGGCATTGCGCAAGGGTGAAGCAACGCGCATTGACATCGACACCATCATCAGCGCGTTCAACATTACAGAAGCACTGGCACGAATGAATATTGGCGATGACTACGCCAATGAGATTAAGGCTGGTCAAGATGCTTTGCTTGAAGTTGCCAAGCGTGGCGTTAGTCGTGATGACAAGTTCATCTTGAAGGCTGCTGAGTTGTCTGCCATCAACTTGGTAATGGAAATCCACGATGCCCAATTGGAAATCACAACCATTGGTGAACTTGAGAAAGCAATGGATATTGTCACCAAGGAAATCAAAGCGCGTAAAGCGCGAACTGTATTGGAGAAGACATGATTGAAGATGACGAAGACGAAATCTGTTTATGGTGCAGCGGTTCAGGTGAGGGTATGTATGACGGTGCAACTTGCCGTAAGTGCCACGGCTCTGGCGTTGAGCCTGTTGAGAAAGAAGAGGACGACTGTTATGACATCGACTAATTGGCCTTTTCCTACCTGCCCACCAACGCCTTGGACTGCCAAGCAAATCAAAGAATACGCGCAACAACAACGCGCACAAACAGAGGATGCACTGCTATGAGTAAAGAAGCAATGACACTGGCGCTTAAACGAGCGTTTCAACTGGGACAAGACTATTGGTATCAAGCAGATCATGAGTTTGTTAGCCAAAACAAAAAGTCTGACGAAACAAGAGCAAAGTTTGAACAACTTATTGACGACACTTGCCAAGCACTAGCCAAGCAAGAGAAGGGTGAACATAAAGAATCTGTAAGACTTGAATGTGTTGTTTGCAAAACCGTTTATGAAGATGGTGTTCCACCACAAGTAGCCAAGCAAGAGCAGGGTGAGCCTGTGTTATGGGCTGCAAAAGAGTCTATGTTTATGTGGGGCAATTCAGATGAAAGCGGGCATCCTTATCACATTATTTGCAAAGGAAAGAAAGTAAAAAGCCACCAGATTCCTCTCTACACCACACCACAACCAGCACAGAAGCCGTGGGTAAGGCTGACGGATGAGGATTGCCAAAAAATTGTTCAAAATTTTTGCTTGAACGTGGGTGACTGGAC